TTGTCGTTTATCCACTCGAACGCTGTTGCTAAAGGAGTCCCTTGACCTGAATTAGCTGCGACATCTGGAGTAGTTACTACTGTTTTTTGTGCCATTTTATTTTATTTATAATTGCGTTTTATCTGCTGTAAATTGTATTGTATCTGCTGTTAAATTACCTCCGAAATAGCTAATCAAATCTGCTGTAAACGGTGTTACTGGAACTACCCCCCAACAAGTTGGAGCAGATAAATCGTTGATTGCAAATGTTGACCATTGTTCGTCAGCACCGAAACCTCCATTGGTTTCAATCTCGCAATATGTCTTTCCCCAATTTATTTGATTCGCCATCTCTCTTTTTTAAATAACTATTTAATTTAATTTCGTTTTCTTTTTTAGGTTTATAAACCTTCTTCACTTCTTCTATCATAAAACCCATCCAGTAAAGTTTACATCTCTCTCCGGATACATACCGTCATTTTGATTAGTGACATATTCAGGATATAAAGAACTGTTATAGTTCATATGATCCATAAATCTCTGCGTATAAAATTCAGCAGTTTCAGTTGCGTGATTTGCAAGGTTCTTTATCTCAGACTCACTTACAGATGTAGCATTCTCTGAATTATGCTTATATATTCCCCCATTAGATATTTGATATGCTGCATAAGGGATATAAGTCGCTTGAGTATACCAAATAAGCATTGGCTTAATATAATCATTAACTAATGTTTCATAATTACCAGATAAAGTACCTGCTATAATTTCAGTTTGTAATTTCTCATATAATTTAGTACCTAGGAATTGCTGAATCTCAGTATCCTGGGCCACCTCAACAAATTGAATTAATTTATCAGCATCTAGATTCCCGTCAAATATTGACTTCCTCTTAAGCTCCTTTAATGTTATAAATAATGCCTTCATATTATTCTTCCTCGTTAGGTTCTACTATTTCAGGTTCAACCTCTGTGTTTAACAACTCTTCCTCCTCTATATCTTCCTCTACTTTCTGACTAGACAACTTCTCTCCAGTCTCTTCCTCTCTCTTAATCTTAGTTGCAATATTATCGAGCTCTGTAAACTCAATTGGTTGCAGAGTAGTAAAGTATAGGTCCAATAAAATACCATTGAATGCAAGTAATTCTTTGAATGCATCAATAAGTAAAGTTTGGAATGGTCTAATAACAATATTATCCATAAGGATAGAAGCAGTTCTAAGTTCTTCAGCATTATTACCAAACCCGGTATTATCCTTAATACCTAATAAGATAGGTGATACAACACCGTGGCCAATCATAATCTTCTCCCTACTTTCCTTAGCTAAGAACTCATATTGAGCGTGAGCATCAGGTAGGTGTATAGGTTCAACTGTAGACTGATCTTCAGCATTCTCATTAAAGGCTAATATAAACCTACCTGCATTAGAAGACCCACTAAATTTATCATATATCTTTCTTTCAATTCTTTCCTGAATTTCGTCAGAAGGAATACCATTATTAAAGTTCAATAGTAAAGAAGGTTGCAATCCATTCTTAATATTGTTAAGGTGATAATTAGAAACCTCTTCCTCTAAAGAACAATACTGTAAACACCCTTGATAATCTACCGGTGAGTAATAATAGAACCCTGCTCTATACGGTTTAACGCAGTATATTTCAATCTTATCTGACTTACTACCGTTTTTATATGAAGGAATTCTTTTAGGCTTGTCAGAGGGCTTTATATTGGCCCAATCGGGGTGATAGTAATATCCTTTCACTTTACCATCTTTAGCCTTCTCAGCTCTTAATGTTTCCATAGGAAAATGATAAAGTCCAGATATCTCCCTCTTGCCGGTCTTATATACCACCTGGATAGCAGCTTGACCTAACATTTTAAGGTCATTAACCATCTTCTTAACGTCACTCGGTCTTAATAGACTTTGCATCTTACCGAACATCTCAGGCTTCTCTGTTGAGTCTGTTGCGTTTAGTCCTCTACCATAAACCATATCAACAATACCATTGATACATCTTGAGTTTGTGGGACTACCTAAATACCTTTCTATAAGTTCAGTGAAATAATCGTTATTGTCACCATACTCAACCCAATCATTACGAGGATTCTCTTTTACGCTTGGGATTTCATAGCCGGATAGATTAAGTACTCTCATACTATTTTTAACTTCCTTAGGAGCTTCTATCTTTCTAGCTGACCTTATTGTTTTTCGACTCATATTATAATATATTGTTGCTCTTCTGTTTCGGAATCGTGTTGATTATATCCGTCTGTGTTTAATGTATGAGATATTGTAGTATCCGTTTTAGAAGTGCAATAAACCTTATCTCTGTAAAGTAACGTATCACCTTGCTTTATCTCTATTGAATAAGCACTGTCCTCTGATAAAATACTAAAAGTACAATCTATGTCTAAAAAGTTAGTGTTTATTGTTGAAGTTAATCCTTCTAGCGTTTCTGTCTTTCTAGTTCCATCTTCTTTAATCACTAACTCTAAATCACTAGCTTCAGTGTATTCTCTAGGAATAATACTTATGGTTTGACTGTCTGTACTTGGTAATAACCTTATCATATAAGTATAACTAAATAGTTTCGTTTTTGTTCAAAAAAATAGGGTGACCAAACAGCCACCCTATAATTATCAAATGAAGATTACTATTAAGAGTTAGTACCCTCTGTAACAGTTACTACTGAAGTAAGACCTGAGAATGGATCATTCGCAGCAGCTCCTTCTAAGAAATTAGCAGGTTTTGTCTCCATACCACTCAAGGTAAGTGTATACCCTGAAAGGTCTCCCATAGCAGCACCAGTTACAATTGTTCCTCCAGATACATCAGCACCGTGTTCCGCACCCATAAGGAATGCATTCCCGTTATAATCCTCAACTACAACGTGAGGTCTTCCGTATGCCAACAACTTGATTTCTTTGTGATCTTCTTTAGTAAGTTTCTTAAGAGTCAAGTTTAGTGTTTGCTCAAAGAATGTTGTACCATTCTCTCTAGAAGAAGTAATAGTTTGCTCAAAGCTACTATTACCCTTCAATTCATATTTATAGGCAGTAACAGCACCCAAATCATCAATAACGTCAGTATCAGTAGCATCATAAGCAATATCAATATCTCCATAATCTATGAAGTAAATCGCTCTGAGACCACCAACTACGTCTTTGCAGGGTTCTTTTCTACCTTTTGTTAAATCACAAGCCATATTTTAAGGTATTAAAAAAGGGTAGGTAGGCTTTTCGGCTTACCCACCCTTATTAGTTAATTAATTATTATTCTTAGTTGGCAGAGTTAGTGATACCATAAGTTACGATATCATCAACAATACCATACTGTACACCTGCAGTAAATCTCATTACGACTCTTACATTTTGAGAACCGTCAAGATCAGCCATATCAATAACTTTAACTTCGTTGTGGTCAGATAATAGACCAGTACCAAAGAATAAGTTAGATTTTTCAGCAGCGATAGCAGTATCGGAAGCAAGTCCATTAGCAACAAAGATTTTCACTCCGTCAAAAGATAATGAACCATTATTCCACCATTGAGTACCCATTGCATTTGTACCGGCAGCACCTAGTCCGCTAGAACCAAATCCACCTAAAGCTCTTACATAAGCTCTAGCAATATTTTGAGATACATAGATGTTTAAGTCTTCAGCACCGTAAAGAGCAGAAGGAATAGCATCTACGATTTTACCTAGCTCAGTGATTACGTTACCTGCAGTAACTGTAGTACCTGCAACTTCGTTTGCAGTAGGTAAAGCAGCATCAGCAGCCAAGATAGTAGAGAATCCATCAAACTGTCCGTTTGTAGAAGTATCTCCTGCCCAGATAGACTGCTCAGTTCTTTGTGCAACTTTAGCTGCAACGTGTGCAATTAAGAAGTCAGAGAATTGAGAAGGCATATTGCTGTGTGCAGAATACCCCATAGACAAAGCCTCCCAGTCAGAGATAAAGTCTTTCTTACAAAGTTGTAGGTTGACTTGTTGCTCTTCTGGTTGAAGGATTCTTTCAGTAAGTGTAATAGTTGAAGTAGGATCGAAATCACAAGTTGCATCCTTAACGATATCGTCAGTAGCCACTTTCTTGATCACCTCTTTTAACTTTACATTCGGTTTTACAGTGATACCACCATTAGAGATAGTAGCACCTTCGAGTAGAGCAGCAGCGATATATTCACCTGCGAACTCTCCTGCGTAAGTAGTAGTAATTGATGTAGTTGTTGCCATTTTTGGTAATTTAGATAATTGTGTTTATTATTTATTTAATCTTGCTAAAACTCTGTCAAGAGTAGTTGCAGGTGCGTTTTGAGAATACAAATGTAGATTTCTACTGTCTGTTGCGTTCTCTGGGCTGTGAGTTAAAGGTTCTTCATCAGCAGATAGTTCTTGAGGAACTTCTTGCTTAGATTCTTCTTTAGCCTCTAATTGACCCATTAGTTTTTCTACCATAGCCTTAACTTCGGCTAATTCTTCTTTGGTTGCATAAGACATTTCTGCCTCTTCAGCAGCAACCTCTTCAGAAGCCTCCATTTCAGGAGCTTCTTCTAGCTGTACTTCTTCTTCATTAACTTCTTCGGTTGCAGACTCAAGTTGTACCTCTTCTTGTACTTCTTCCTGCACTTCTTGTTGTACAGCTTCTTGAGTTTCAATCTCTTCAGTTGAAGACAAAAGCACGTCCTTTAGTTTAGAAACGATTTCTGTTGCTTTCATAAAAATTGATGTTTATAATTATTACTGATTAAAAATATATTGTTGTATTTTCAAGTGCCGTCACCAGTCACATTACCAACTCCTTGAGCCTGTAATGAACCATCACAGCATTTTCTTGAATACGTTTTACCATCTTTACAAAGACAGCCCCTGCTACCTCCTTTAGGTGAAGAGTAGCTTGGTGTAGCTTTCATTTTATTTTTCATTAGCTAAAATCTGCGTTTTGTGTTCGTTGTATAAAGTAAATTACATCCCATATTTTTGCACTTCCTCCGTTTGAAGTTATTTTCCAATCAGTACCATTAAGTACAAAATCAGCATCTGTATAATATTGGAACATTTGATGAAAGTCGTGATCTACGTCATTTCCTTTAGGGAAATTAATATCACTCCTTATTCTATCGTATGGTGTTCCATTCCCACCTTCAAAGTGTAGACTCAAATAGGTTTGGTTAGCATTAGCTGCTGAACATCTAAACACCACTGTAATTTGATAAACATCATTTTCATTTATAGCTAACACCTTTTGTGTTGAACCATTATAAAAAGCTATTGAAGGATGACTTCTGTATACTGCACCTGCATTATTAGGTAATACAACCTCAACACCGTCTGATAAAGTGAGTTTGTTTGAGG